ATCGTCGGTTATTTTTCTACCCGACGTTAGACTTTTAAAAGTAATAGTTACCCTCCCTACTTTTAGTGCTTTTATCATGTTTTCTATCATAATTGCTTATTTAAATCAATACCTAGTTTTGCTAGATGATTGAGCTTGCCCAAATCATGGGCACAGCTAGAGGCATAAAAGCCCCCTTTACCTGCGGCAGATACAAAGTCTAGTTCTTCAGCTTCTTTCTCAAATATATAAATTTGATACGCCTCACTACCATACTTCTCTAAGTATGTAGGGTTTTCGTATTTTTTATCCACAACTGCAGGGGCATGATATTTTGCAGACCATACTACTTCTCCAGCTTGAAAACTTTCAGATACACACTCATCTGGAAAATAATGTGGCGTTAATCTTTCTTCTTTGTTGCTCGGTCTTGATGGGACGCCAACTCTTTCGAGAATAGATCGTACAAAGGATGGACTTCTGAAGAGCCGCTTTGAGATATCTGAAACAGTATCTCCTCCAAGGAAGCTAGAACATGCCTCAGCGATTTCGCCATCACTCGCCGGACGACCTCGCAGACCTGCCTTACGCTTTTTGGTATATTCCTTTCTTTCGTCATGCTCTTCAATAATCTTTTGTAGGCGTGTTGTATTGTACGAGATATTTAGAATATCGCACGCCTCTTTCTTAGTTATGGGTTTAGTACTAGCGGAGCCAGGGTTTAGAAGCGATTTCACTTTCTCTATGTTCTTCGCCGTTAGATTTTCGTGATCCTTCTTCTTTACATTCTTCCGCATATTCTAGCTCCAATAATAGTTCGCAATAGTGTATAATCTTTTTTATATCTTCTACACCGTTCTTTTTTCGATGTCGAGTTGCATACTTAATAATGTTACCTTCGATATATCCTAGCTGATTCGCATGAATATACTCAAGGGGTTGTATGGGCAAGTCGTAGTGAGAACCTCCTTCTTGCTTGTCTAGCGCATTGGCTGGACGCATTTTAGGCATTTCTCCACTAGGAGCCTCGTTAATATACTTTTTATCAGTCATTTAAAGCCTCCGCTATATCAGGAAAATGCCCTGATATAATATCCCAACATTGATTTGCAATGTCTATATGTTCTTTTTGTGTGCCATGACCCCGCCTCAATTCGCAATAATGAAGCCAAGAGCGCAAGGTGCCTGCCATATACAAAGTAGTTTCGGTCAAGCCCTCGGGTAGAAGCGCTCTGGCTTGTTCTTTAGCAATACCGGAATTGAGAGCCATTTCATAATAATCTTTTGCGACTCTTGCAACTTCGCTCTGCATATCGTTAAATACTTCTTGGGCTTTATTCTGTCTCTCAGAATTTTCATCTACCATACTTAATTGTCTATTTGTAGCGTGTTGTTTCCTAGCCTCTCTTTTAGTGCTAAAAGTCTCACTTACTGCATAGCGTTGAGAAAATTCTTGAAAAGAAAAGGATCTATGCCTTAAGATCTGTCTAGAAATATCTCTGGTAGTTGTTATCTCCATAGTCATTGAAACCATTTCAAAAGGAGACCAGTGGCCTTCTTTTATTAAGTAACGAAGCAACTTTGACGCAGTTTTTTTATTATTCTGATTCATAGGGTTACTTACCCTAGCTGCATAAGCAATTAAATCTCCTGCTGTGTGACAACCCGAATTTGCACTGGGAGATGTCAGCCCTACTAATTTTACTTTACTTACCATTTTAACTCCTACTTATTCTTTGCTCATAGTCGGCTAGATCTTCGTTCCACCAAGGCGGCTTCTCTCTGCCTTTCCAACTACTAATGGATGCTTTGTCTAGCATATAAAAATTTCTGTAAGACCACACAGGGTGGTCACTGTCTACTAAGCCTCTAGGCATGTTGTCTGTCATTGCTAACTTGAAGGGAGTCTCCCCCACATCTTTCATATTTATCAACTCAGGCAGAGTTCTAATTACTTCAAAAGACTTGTGCGAACCTCCAGTTCTGTACGCCTGTTCTATAGACAAAGCATGAGCGTAGCAAAATGCCCACTCATAATTGGCTACAGACTCTCGCATCCACACTGTAGAGGGGTGGTTATGATGACACGCTAAATACGGAAAAATTCTATCTCCCATAGTTAACGGACGCTGTTCTTTCATAAACACTTTAAGTTTTAAATGCTCTTCAGAGGTCAACTTTCTAGGCACATAGCCTAGCAGATAATCAATCCAATGATTAGTACACATCATCTGAGCACACTCTAGCTGCATCTTGCCAACATGTTTGTCGATATGATACTCAGCACACTTGTCGAGGTCGTCGTCAAGTTTAAATAAATTCAATGGTAGTCTCCTAAATTTGAAAGTATATTATACTAAATTTTAGATAGAGTGTCAAGAAATTTATATCGTAAGGTCAAATTATCTATGATTTTTTAAACTCTCGTTTTTTGTCCATACTGTGATTGAATACTTCTCACCAGATACAAGAGGTAAACTACTATGGGGGTGTGTTATTTGCCCCGGCCAAATAAGTAAGTCTCCCACATTTGCTTGTTTGTTTGTGGTCTTCTGACGAGGAAAAAATAGTTCTCCTCCTTCGTAGTTGCTATTTAGTTTAAGGCTACAGGTAATATAACTGTCATCGTGATGTTTAGCTAATTTTGTCTTTTCAGATAGAGTATATCTAACAGCAAACATATTTATTATTTCTATGTCTGCTGAAGATATATCCCAGTACTTTGTAGCAGGTACCAAAACAGCTAATAAACCTTCTTCTAGTATACTGTGCCATTCTGGTAGGTCTTTTTTGAGATGAATATCGTCCGTGTGATGGGGTTTGCTAGCATCGTAAAACCAAGTGTTTTTTTCTTTCAGGCACTCAAGAATAATTTCACATATATCCTCGGACAAGAAGGGCGTGTGCAGTATATCAGCCCCTAAAGGTTTTAAATCTGTAGGGTGAAATAGATCATGTGACATTTTCCATTCTCGACATTAGTCGTTCAGCACGATTTGTTACTTGTTTATACCATCTAGAGTCTCTTCCTTCTGCTCCAGCGCCTGTCCAATCGCCTCTATCTAAAGCTGCTTTAAAATTTTTAAACTGACTTAATCGAGGTCTGCCCATATTAAACATCATGTTTATTAAAACTTCTTGCACTTCACTAGGCCAAGTATTAAAAAGTGTACCGTACAAAACCTCACACTCATTAATTGAAGTGTTTAAGTCTTGCTCAAAGCACTCTTTAACTCTTTCTTCAGAAACAGGGGTTCCTACCTCCAAACCAAACTCTGGATCAGACTCTAGAACCAAGTGTCCTACTCCAAAAGTTGGATAACCTAAATGATCTAAATATATAGTATATTTGACCCCTTCATCTATTTTTAATTGTTCAAAAACTGCTTCTTTATTCATATAATGTTCCTTTAACACTGCAAGGACTTTTCGTTTAGTCCTCTGCTTCATCTATATCATCCCATGTTGTTACGGTTCGATAATAAATAACTACTTCTTTCATTTCACGAATATATCTGCGAAGTTCCTGCATATTGTAGGACATTAATTCGTAGTCCCCTACAGACATTGAAAAGAATACTATACTGCCCCCTGATTCTTTTTTAATTCTATCCAAGAACTCCTCTAAATTTTTCTCTGAAACAACATACCAAGTGGGTTCTTTTAAATCAATTTCCTTCGGTAGTTCCGGCTGTGCTATCTCTACTCTCACCGGTTTCGTTATTGTTATTATCTCCGGCTCCGGTACTATTGGTTTCGGGAACCAACTGCACCCCGTCATCAAGAGAATCGACATCCCTGCTGTCAGTTTCAATGGATTCAAATACTTTTTTAGTTGCATTATTTGCTCGCTTTTCTATTAAGCCAGGTTTAGCAGTGGCTAATTTAGTTAGGTTATGTCTAGCAAAGATGTCTAGATATCTGCTCATCTCTAGCTCTATTTCTTTATTTTTACTTTGCATAGCGGTGTTAGCTTCGTTTTGTTTTTTAGTTTGTACTTGTAACTCTTTGAAGGCAGCCTCTTGCTGCTCAATGGCTACTCGTTGTGAAGCTATATTTTTTTGTAACTTTAAATTTTGGTCCCAAAGTCCATAAACTGCTCCTCCTAAAACCAATGCCATCATTGCAAAAAACTGCCACATGATTACTCTTCCTT